TTAGATTCCAATATATTTGATGAATTCATGCAAATTATTATTTTTTGGAATTTCCGGTGAGTAGAATGTATGCATCGACCCATCATGCTTCTTTACAGCACCCCAACCTTTTAATTCAGAATACAAAGCAGGAACAGTTCCATTATCATCTAACATACCCATGAAAATATTTAAATTTATCTGGCTCCGTATTATTGAGGGTAATACACTTAATAAACTATCCTGTATAGAAATAATTACATAAATTCCCAAAGCACGACCTCTAATCAAAATTTCAAAAAGATTTGATAACGCTAAATTATAAGCTTGACGTTCCTCAGAATTATCAGAATATTTTTGGCCATCTAAAATCCACAGACTAATTTCATCAAATACAATAAATTGAGTCTTCACATCATCTTCAGTATAAGAATTTAATTTGTCTTCAATATTCATTTTCATATTTATTTTAGATCGACGAATCATTCCTTCATAAATATTATGAATTTGCTTACTAATTTCATAATTATCATTAAATATTTTATCTTTTAAACTGTCTATATCATTAAAATTAGATATATATGAATAAGTCGGATCAAATATATTCACAAATTTAGTCTTAGTTAATATTTGTACTAACATAGATAAAATCAAGCATGTCTTACCACTGCCACTTTTACCTTGAATCAACAAGTTTGGCGAATTAATATAATCCCAATCAATATCTTTATCGATTTTAATTTTTTCATTTTCGATTTTCAAATTAAAAATACTGTATCTAGTTTCTATCATATTGATAAGTTCATTAATTGATCCTTTATTTTTTAAATTAAACATAAGTGTCTATCTATTCAACCTCTCTTAAACTCCCCATATGCCCCATAAATTATTAATGTCGATTCAAATGATTTAGAATTGAATTGCTTGTTAAAAAATGCACGTACAATATATCAAAAGAATTCGTTAAAAACTACACAATATCCATAATAACTAAATATCAAAAAATATATGTAACAATTGATACATCCATCATTTGAAGTTAAATTCAATTAATAATATAAAAGCACTAACAATTAAATTATAAAAAACATCCTCGCTAGTACCTAATTCTGATATTTAATTTTCTTAAACCATTTCCTGCTTTAATTCTAAGACGTACCCAATGGTATCAAAAACTATTTTGAACTTTCCCTATCTTTTTCCAATTTTCTATTCTTATAAAATTTGCGTACAGTCCACGCATTTACCAACACAATTGGCCAGAAATATGAACCCTCTAATTTAAAACCACCATTGCTCATCTCAATCAAAATAGGTTCATTATTAAAGTAAACAGCTATCAACGCCATTATGGTTAAAATAATTGAAATTATGAACCAAAATAATACTTTTTTCATGTGCTATTCCTCCTTACACCAAGGTTAATTCAACAGAGAATCAATTACAAATATATAACTAACAATGAGCATAAATTAATAATTACTTCTGTTTCGTTTATGATTAACTTTAAATAAGCAAAACAAAACAAAAAACACATAGCCCCTACTTCGCAAAAAGTTAGGATATGTGTAAAACTGAAAATAACTATTACTAGCTCTTTCCGGTATTAATTATAACAGAACTAAATATGATCTAAAACTGTTTCGCTTTTAGACAAAGGAATTACAGAATAACATAAGATAAGTATTCAAAGATTCAAAAGTGTAAATAATTTTGTTCCAATTGGCTATACAGTTTAAACTTGATAACACATCATTATTTAATAAATATCTGAAATATCTTATTTCAAACAATAAATGTGACATGATGTATCTATTTTACTTTTACATCAATAAAATCAAAAACACTAGGACGCCCCTCATATTGAGAAACTTTGCTTAATTTTCCTGTCCATGTATACTCTTTATTGAATTCTAAATCTTGATGAGATTCAGTCGTCATAACAATATCTACCTGTTTCCCTGCAATAGTTTTACCGATTAGATATGATGAAAAATTATTCTCATTTGAATTGAAATCGCTTAAATTATCTGTATCTCCACTAGTATCATCTATTTCACTTGTAAATTGTATTTGTTTGTTTAAATATTTTTTAGATGCTTCTTTATAATCATTGTCAAATGAATTTATTAAATCTTGTTTAGTGATTTTTATGTCATTATTCTTTTTACTAATACCCACATCATGATTATTAATAGGTTTAGATATTTCTTTATTATGCGGAAATAACATTGTTACAATAATAATTATTGCAATGAATGAAATAATAGATTTACCAATTTTGCCATAAAAAGACCATATATCAATTAAAGGAACTTCCCTACTAGCAAATCCTTCAGTAAATTTTTTTACTAAATAGGCAAATATAATAAGTCCTATTATTGTTCCTAATACCCTAAATAACATTATCTACTCCCAAAAACAAAAATTATTTCATCATTATTATCTATATAGAAAAAATATAAGTAAATACATTTGATAAAATATCAAATTAAGTTTAACAATGATAATAATATAGTATCAATATATTGAATCATGATCCAGCAAATTAACAAGTTTTTTTACTTCATTGTTACGATACTCGATAATAGGAACTCCATCAAAATAATTTTGCTTATACTTCGGCTTAGCTACATTGGTTATAACCATTCTGAGACCTGAAACAGTTCGATCTCCTTTAGCAGTATAAACCTTAATTAAATAACCATTTTCACGTCCATTCAAATCAAACTTTTTCTGATAATGAATACCAAACAAAGGATTCTTTTCTACTGAATCATCAGTAACCAGAACAACACCTCGTGGATCAATCGATTCAATCCGTTCTTCAGTATTCTTATCATCAATCGCTTTAAGGTATAACAACTCATAAGCTACTCCAAATACAGACAAATCTTTTTCCAGTTCGGTATCGTGAGATATATTGTCCATCTCATCAAAAGAATCTTGAATGGCTTTAATATTCTTTCCTGGTGCTGCTGTGTAGCTAAATGGTTTTCCTGTAACAAATCCAACAGCCATATCAGTAACATACTTAGCGTGATTTATTACTACCTTATTAGCTTTACTATTATTACTTAACTTACGAGTCAACACATCGTGTTTGCCGTTATAATAACGATCTAACTTATCGAATCGTTTCTTGTTATGAGCTTGTTTTCGCAATATAAAGTCTAATAATTTAAGACTAGGATTATTAACATCCCCTGCCAATTCTCTATCAATTGGAAATCCCAAAATATTCCTCCTAACCAAAAAGGCCAGACGGTTTGTCTGACACCTTTACTGTTCTATTCTTATAAAGAACCATGAATACAAAGTAACGTATTACATCCATACTATGATCATGTTCTTTAACTGGCTTATCTTCACCACGTTTTCTGCGGTTACCTCCCAAATTATTCGTTAAAAACTAATTCTTCAAGGGCTTCAGTTGTCACCTTAGAAACATTAATATTTTGCTTCTTAGCAATGTTATTTAAATATTCTGGAATAGATATATTACGTCTAACTGTCTTTGAACGACCTTTTCTATACTCTTTCATTCCATATTAATTCCAATATGATATATTTCAAAAGTCGGATATTTTATACCACTAATTTGAATCGCTATAGTAACAACCAGAACTATTAAAGAGCTGGTTATTGCCATCATCATCACATCATTTAATTCCCTTCTGCTTTTTTTGTCATTTAGAATACGCTTCATAATGTTTGTACTTGTTATAGATATTAATATTCCAAACATGCCAACATAGAATCCAAAAACGATAGACACAAAAGTTACTATAGAATTCATTCCATCTTTAATTCCACTCATAGAAAAGATATTAAATTTAAAAGTATAAATAAATATTCCAATAAATATAGATATAACTATTGGCATTACTTTAAATTTATTCATAGTATCACCTCTTTTCTCTAATCCCTTATATCCTCTTTTATTGTATTAGGTGTAAAAACGGTTTGCATCTTTATTCTTATCATATGTAGGCTTTACGTAAATCATCTATAAACTTCCATCTTCGCTTACCACTCATAAAATAATATTCTTGAAAGTAAAGTCCATCTGTATTTTTATATGCGTATTTCATCGCCCTAACATCTTTTCTAATCTGCAAAATTTAAAATATTCTTCATTTCTTCAATGTATTTCTTTTCATATTTTGTAAATTCTGAATCGTTTTGAATTTTTTGAATTAATGAACTCAAATAAAAACCTTTTAATGTTGTTCCCTTGCTGTTATAAATTTATCCAGCCAACCACTCATATGATCCATTAATTTTATTAAGTACATTATCAATGCGAATGTACAAAGAACTTGAGGCCATATATTCATCTCCTTTTCTGTTTAATTTGTTAATTGAATTAATAAATTCATTTACAAAAAGTACAATACATTGTACTATAAATGCATACGAAATAACCCTATATATAACACGCTTGCACTTTTTATAGTATGACAGCTAAAGCTTTCTTGTTATATTTCTAGGTTTTATTTGTTATTCAAAATAATTAATTGTCTTAACAAACGTTATAGTACAACCTTTTGTGATTATTATAAAGGGTTAATTTCAATCAATTGTACTTTTATTAGAAATACCGGAGTGAATTAAAAATGTCTCTTTTAGATATAACTAAAAAAACAGCTAAAGAACGTGGCTTATCCCTTACAGATGTAGCAACAAAAGCAGGAATTGCACAAAAATCAATTTATCAATGGAAGACGGTTACACCGAAAGTTGATACTTTGAAAGCTGTTGCAGATGTATTAGGAGTAACTACCGATTATCTTTTAGGGACCACAGATGAAAAAAATCCCCATCGAGCTGATGAGGATGGCATGGAAGAATTTTACAGAATAGATCTCTCTCGTGTCCCAAAGTCAGAAAGAGACACGATTAAAAAAGCGTTAGATAAATATACACGTTTCCTCTTAGATGATATGTGGAAATAATATATATGCTAGATACTCAATTTAAATCATTATTCAATAAATCAGCATCCTTAGCATTAAAAGTGGCAATTTTTACTGATACAAAAGTTGACTTAATAACATGGGAAAACTATGTCCAACTTAAACTTAGAAATAAAAATAGGTGAAGAGTATTTCCCATATGAAATTAAAGACTTTTTATCTGGTAAGACTGTCTATAAAAATGGTCAACCAAGAATTGGAATAAACCCATACCTGCCTATAACTCGTCAGCCTTTCACTCTATCTCACGAATTGAGCCACTATATTTTACATATAAATAATAATTTATTTCAATCTCAAAACTTTAATAGTTTGATTAACGATGAATTTAATGGACGAAATTTAGAAGAACAAGAAGCTGATACGTTAGTAAGCTATATAATGGTTAATCCGTATGCTTTTATGCGTGCATTCGCTCTCAAAAACAATTAGGATGACATAACAGAATATTTTGAAATGTCCTCCACTGCTCTTTATCATCGAGTAATGTATTATCTTGTTTCTCAAAAAGAGTGCGATTTTTATGAATCACAACGCATTATTAAAAACTATGAAAATGGTAATTATGATGAGTTGTCTTCTATGTTATACATGGATATAAATAATTTAATCGATTATGCTGGTAGTTCTGAATTCGATTTGATTTCTGAATCTATATTTGAAATTATAAGTTAATATCATGTGCTAAGCATCCACAATAAAAGGCTCAAGGAGTAGGTATTATGAGTAAGAAGATCACTGACGAGAACGGAAACACATACGTTCAAAAGAAGCCTTTTTATAAGCGCGTCTGGTTCTGGATATTAGCAATCATTGTTGTAGCAATTATTGCTTCAAGTATGGGTGGAGATTCAGATGATAATAGTTCAAATGGATCATCACAAGCTGCTGATTCAAGTATTAGTAATGATTCTGAATCTAGTTCAGAATCAGAAAGTGACTCATCAGTTCCAACTGAATATAAATCAGCATTAAACAAAGCTAAGTCGTATTCATCTATGATGAACATGTCTAAGGCAGGTATTTACGACCAATTAACCGCTGATGCTGGTGAACAATTTAGTGCTGAAGCTGCACAATATGCAATTGATAATTTAGATGCTGATTATAATAAATATGCTCTGAAGAAAGCAAAGTCATACCAAGATGATATGTCAATGTCTCCAGATGCAATCCAAGAACAATTAACTTCTGACGCTGGAGAAAAATTCACTCCAGAAGAAGCAGCTTATGCTATTCAACATTTGAACGATTAATCCACTTCCCGCCTCTGGCGGGATACATATACGTGTTTAAAATTCACGATAAACTTTTTAAGGAGTAGTTAGTTATGAATGAAGAAAATAGTAAAGTAACGCCGCAAGAAGTTAAAGGATGGAGTTGGGGAGCCTTTATGTTTAGTTGGATCTGGGGATTTGGAAACAAGTCTTATCTAACATTTTTTACATTAATTCCTATCTTTGGTTTCATTTGGCGTTTCGTTTGCGGATTCAAAGGAAACGATTGGGCTTGGAAAAAAGGTAATTATTCATCTGTTGATGAATTTAAAAAAGTTCAGTCTACTTGGAATCGTGCTGGATTGTTCTTATTTATTTTAGCCATAGCTTTATCCGTTATTATTAACATAGCCATCCGCTTTATTTTGATTCCCGATCTTTTAAACATGTAATACTAGTAACCTCATCCCGTCTCTGCGGGATACATAAATATTTACATTGAAAGGCATAACAAGGATTTAATATGACACACTTTTCAAACACTATAGCTCCACCCTATATAATGTTAATTACAGCTTTACTAACATTTTTATGCGTAATAATTTTCATTATATTGCTTAATTTTTATGAAAAACATTTGAAAAAATAATAAATAAAAATTCCTACCAAAGTAAGGAATTATTGACCTGCAAGTCGTTAAACTGCCACGGACCTTTAGCTCAGTTGGTTAGAGCAAACGGCTCATAACCGTTCGGTCGTCGGTTCGAGTCCGACAGGGTCCATACGTGCTTAATATCCACGGTAAACTGTTTATTTTAAGGAGCAGGAAATGGATTTAGATAAAATATTATCTATATTTAAGAAGAAAAGTTTTTTGATAACATTGCTTTGTGTATTGTTAAGCATTGTCATGCTAATTGTGAGTGATAAAGCTAGTAAACAAAATACAGAACATAAACATGATCAAAAAACTTATTTATATATATCTGATAAATTGCTCTCTTATGATGATCTTTCATATCATAATACTGATAAAAATGGATTATTTAAATTCAAACCGAAAACCCATAAAAATACTCATTTGACAATTTATAATGGTGAAGTTAAAAATAAAGAAATTATCTTTGAATCTAAAAAATATGATAATTCTGAAATAACTTTAGATCTATCTAAAACAAAAGATTTTGAACAAAGCGGTGGCTTTCACATCATCGTAGTTGCAAAGCAAAAAGGACTTCCTAAAAATAAGAAATCATTTGATTTATCAAATAAATCTCCACTATATGAATCTTACGTTAGTTCACTAAATAGCGTTGAAGATGAAAAAGCAAGAAAAGAATATAGTGAGAGTGTTGAAAATGTAAAAACATCTAGTTCGAGTTCCGAACAAAGTTCCACAGAAATATCTACTTCGTCAGACTCTTCTACTGATATGAACAGTACAATTAAAGATTTAGTTGGTACTAGTTCTGATTTTAAGAAGGTAAAGGTCAATGGTAGTTACGTTGCTGATCCATATAATGCAGTAATAACCGTAACTTCTGATAAAGATGTTCGTGTAGTCATGGCGGCCATTCTTGAAAATATGCAAAAAAATGCTGGTGATAAGTTAAATAATTTTGATTCTATTTCTATCAGCATAAAAGATTCTAATGGAAATTATGCACTTAAAACTGATTACAATGTATCTACTATTATGAATAATTCAAAAGTGTACGAACCATTTAAGGTCAAGTCATTGGCTAATAGCTGGTCTGAAAATTAACACAACAAATAAAAAAACGCATATCCCCAACTCCGCTAAAAGTAAGGATATGCGTCAAAAAATGAAAGTAACTAGTTAAAGCTCTTTCGAGTATTTATTATACCAGACCCGAGCATATCTTTAAAACTACTTACTCATTATTAGATTTTTTAGGCTAGGGGCCTTAAAGGAGAAATAAGATGAGTATTAAAAAACAATCTAACGGAACTTATAATGTTCGAGTTACTTTCTCGGATAATTTAGGTAAGCGCCGTGAGAAAAATAAAAAAGTATCAATTCCCTAACTTTGGCCAAGAAATGGGAACGTGATATCTTAAATAAAGTTGATGATGGTGAATTTGATAAGTTCAATTCAAACATGACGCTAAATGACGCTTTTAAATCTTGGTTAGATATTTATTCTAAAAAAGTTTTGCCATCAACTTATCGTAAAGCTGAAAATTTTATCCATTTAAACAGGTCATGAGTACATTGGTTTCACTTGAAGTAATTCAGAAGAACCCATTTGATAAAGTTACTTTTCCAAAAGCAAAACCTGCTCCAGTATTTATGGACCGAGTTGATTATTATAAAAAGGATCAGCTAAAATCATTTTTAGATACAGCTGAAATTTTATATGCTGATAAAAAGTACCATGTGTATGCTCTCTTCCGTCTCTTAGCGTTTTCTGGAATGCGTAAAGGTGAAGCTTTAGCTTTGGAATGGAAAGACATTAATTTTGACGGATGTACCATTGCTATTAATAAAGCCTTATCAGTAGACAAGAATGGCAATACGATTTTGAGTACGCCTAAGACAAAAGCTGGTAATCGTATTGTCAAAATTGATAAAATTACCATTAACATATTAAAACATTATCAAGCTATTCAAGCCACATCTATTCTTAAAAGTGGTCTAAAGGCTAAAGGATTTGTCTTTACGAATAATGACCTACAATCTTATATGAAAATTCAAAAGCCACGTAAATGGTGTGAAACAATTACTAAGAAAGCAGATTTACCTCGTATTAAAATTCATGGATTTAGACATACCTATGCTACTCTTTCAGCTCAAGCTGGAATGAATATCAAGCAACTTCAATATCAATTGGGGCATGATGATGTTCAAACAACCTTGGCAATTTATACTGCTGTAACTGAATAAATGAAGGAAACTACTGCTGATATCTTTACCAGTTTAGTTAATTTCTAAAAAGTACCCACTCAGGTACCCTTTTATTCGAACTTCGGCGAACATTTGGGGACTTCAACGAACACATGTATAAAAAACAAACCCCGTCATATCAACGATTATCGCGATACAACGGGATTTGTTTTTTTATATTAAGGAGACAACGGGAGTCATGCCTAAAAGTTCTATACCGTTGGTACACCACACATACAAGCTATCTTAATATTTTAAATACACACCCAATTACACATACTAGTCCCCAGCCTAAAAATACACCTTCTACTTATATATATAACAGTAGAAAACACAAAAATCCTACCGACAATTAAGTCAGTAGGCTTTTATTTTATGTTTAAGTTCTAGATAACATTTCTAATGACTTGTATACTTTTGGATCGTTAATTAAGTCTTCTAAAATATCATTTAATTTATCTTTTTGTGATTGTTTGGTTTCTAATTCGAAAGAAGACCTAATCATTTTGGCTTCTTTGATTGTTTTTTTATCAGCCATAATTGCCATTATTTCTTCTCCTTTTCGTTCATTTTATTAATATCTATCGAGACATTATTATAGATCATTTTTTCTATTGCGTCTATACTGAGGCTCCCCTCTGCTATCTGCACCGTATAATTATATAATTTACTATCGGATAAATTATTAGTTAACAATTTATAATTATTTAATTTCAAATATGATAACATCGCAAGTAAGGCAGTTCTTTTATTCCCATTATGAAATGCTTGATGTGTAGCTATTTCATACCAATAAAATGCTGCTCTCTTAATAATTGTTTCATGCATTGTTTTCCCAAAAAATTCATCATCTACTCTATTTATAATTGATCTAATTTGTGATTCAAATTTAATTCCATACGTGCCGTCTTCAACAAACATTTTTCTGGCTTTATTATGTATGTCTAACATTAGATTATAAGTAAAATTAACTGGTTCAACTGGAATATAAATAAATTCTTCTAGTATTTCAATTCCAACACCTGGTTCATTTCTAACTGTCATGGCTTTTAAGTCCTTAATCACGGCATACATAATCGTTTCATCAGTATCATCATCATTTATATCAATAACACCTTTCCCTCCTAATGTTTTAGATAATAACGTCCTAAAATCCCGATATTGTTCATGTGTTTTTATATTTGGAGATAATAATCTTCTCATGTTTTACCTCGGTTAAAATTTAATAATATAATTATAACAAAAAAGGCTAATCAGCTAGGAATATCCTACCCGATTAGCCTTTTAATTATCACTAGATTTCACCATTCTCATTAAGAGGGTATTTTATTTTATTTTTCTTTATCTTATCTTTGACTATTTCATCCATATTCAACCCTAGCTTATCAGCTAACATGTATGAGTAAATTAAAACGTCCGCAACCTCTTCTTTTATATGTTCAATGTCAGTAACATCCACTTTTTCGGGTGATTTCCATTGATATATTTCTAATAATTCTGATGCTTCCAACGAAATAGATATAGCTAAATCTTTTGAATTGTGGAATTTTGACCAATCTCGATCATTTACAAATTCATTTATCTCATCAATTATTTCCATTAATAGACTCCTTTAATGCATTTTGTAGTTCAGAATCAACTGCATAGATATATAATCCATGTACACCTCGTGTTAATAAAACATTTAATTCATTATATAGGTTTTGAATGACTGCGGATTCTCCATTGCTTCTCTGGACAGCTTTCTTGCTCTTTGATTTAGTCATATCAACCTGTATTTTACCATCTCGATAAATAAATGTAGGGCCAATAATGACACCGGCATAATTTAAATCAAAACCTTGAATAGTAAATGTTGAACCTATTTCCTCAAGTGATTTTTCATTTTCGGCCCACGGAATACTAGACTTCTTTGTACTATCAAAATAATAATTCCATGGCATACTAAAATCTCCTATGCTTACTAGATGTTCATCTCCATCTTGCTTCCATTCCCAATCATAAGTTGCAAGCATTCTTGATAATCCAGCTTCCTTATTAGTTTTAGCTTTGCTTTTAATTTCTTTGTACAATTCATCTGGGGTATCCAATATTTTCAAATCATACTTACCATCTTGCTTGAATTTTCCAATAATATGATTATCTGTTAATTCTTTTAACCATCTAACTGTTGTTTCAGATGCATCCATTCTCATTTGATTATCCAGTCGAATTAAATCATTTCTATCATGCGCTTCAGTTATTAATTCATCAATGAATGTAGAATCTACATACTGTTCAGCTGTCAAGATTTGTTTAGGATCAAATACAAGAAGAACAACTTTCGCCATTTTCTGTAATACATCTATATGAGTTTTACCAATTTTCTTCGGAAAAGCTTGGCCATTACGTGTAGCTAATAGATGACCTTCATCTACAATAATTACATCTACTTTTTTCTCTGGATGTTCCAAAATATATTCATGTGTTTTTATAAATGAATTAGGTTTTGAAATGATTTTAGTTACATTATCTATACCCAATTTATTAGCTATATTCTCATATACTATTTTTTGTTCATTATGGTTAACAACTAAATGAACGTTTATATCATCTGATAAACTTTCCCCAAAATCATTCTTATATTTATTGATTAATCCAAAAAATACACTAGATAATAAAACTGTTTTCCCAGTACCAGCAGCGCCTTCAACTAAAATAAGATGAGACTTGTTATTCTTTAACAAATCTTCTTCTATCTTCATTTCTATAATATTTTTTGCCTCTAATTGTTGAGTGTTTAATTCATGAAAAGGTGACGATTTAAATAACGCCGAACTTCTTATAATATCTGTTTCTGGAAATAAATCTGGATTTTTTTTATGTAACTGTTTCCAAATATCATCAAAAATATCATTCATTTCGTCTTTAGGATAATATTTATTTTGAGGATTAGTACGACGGTTAGTTATACCACCATTATCTTTAATGGAAGGAACTCCCATAAACATATTCATAAATTTGTTTTCAATATCCAAAGTCATAGATTTATTAAAATGTTCATGCCCAATGACATACATTTTAGAAGAAATAGAATTTTTAAACTTATCCCAGTCATCTCTATCCTGATTGAAATGTTCTCTTGTTCTTCTTTTAACGTCATTAGCTTCACCAACATAAACAAAATATTTATCCTGATCTGCTTTATCAAACACAATATACACTGTTGGAAAATCGTTCAAAATATAATTCATTTTGCTAATCTCATCAACACCTTTTGGACTATATTCGACAAGTTCTACTTTTGGTTTATCCATACTAGCTTCATCCTTTTCGTTATATATTGAACATTTTAACCAATCTGTTTGTATTTATAAGATATAGTAACTTACAATAATTAATAATACACTTAAACAACAAACAAAATCAAAAAAGGCCTACCGACAATTAAGTCAGTAGGCTTTTAATTTATGTTAATAAAATTACTTTAATTTAAAATATACATCATCAAGAGGTGTTATCTGAGTGTTAGTTATTGATCGTAATTGATCTGTAAGATGTGATACACCTATTGATCCTTCGGCACATAAAAATAAATATTTTCCTGACGAGTTTTTCTGGAATTTAATACTAGTTGCATCTGTTACATTTGCATTTGGAACTAAGTACATCCCACTATTATACATTGAAGAGTGTGAACCTTGATATACAAATGCTCCTCTTTTATTGGGCAAATATAATTTATACCATTTATCGGCTTCAACTTTTTTACCAAAACTTCCATCTACTTCCATCAATGTAAAAAAATTTGTTTCATTAAGTTCATGAACTTTACCCATGCTTAACCAGCCATAAGTATCAGAGTACATGGTTAGCTCTTCTCCATATCTCTTAGTATGCATTCTCATTTTTTCGTTACGCCCTGTATAAAGTTGATGGCCATTTACATCTTTAATATAATCTGCTGCACTAGCGCTAGAAGTGCCTAACCCAACCACGATTCCTAATGTTGCTATTAACATAATTGTAAATGTCTTTATTTTATTCATAATAAGAACTCCTATTTTTTATTGTGAAAACGTTTACAAGTGATATTATAAAATATACTCTTATTAAAATCAATGCGTTTTATAATATAATTATCATTTACATTCGTTAAAACGTTATTACAAAGTAAAAAAGGCTAACCAGCTAGGAATTACTAACCGATTAGCCTTTTACTTTATATTTAAATTTCAACTAAACTTGCAGCTTTAATCCAAATTTCTCCGTAACCGTGAGTATCGAATAATACAGCATCAGTTGGTGCATCACTCTTAACAACCGTCCATGGTTCCGTTTGATGGAATTTGAACATTGATCCAACTTGTAATACTTGATCTTCACCAGACATATCTAATGTACCAGGACGAACTTCATCAACGATTTCAACAGGGATTCCATGGCTTTCCCAGTCAGCATTAATATCTCCAGCCAATTCAACAGAAATAATTTGATAAATACCATTGAATAACTCTAACTTATCTACTCGATAAATTTGGTTAGTAAAACTGAATGTTTCGCCTGGAGCTAATACTTGATCAACTACTTTTGGTGTTGGCTTAGGGCTTTCAGTAATAGGTGGGTTGTCTACATTCTTACCCGCAAACTTGTTCCATGCAGCTCGATCCATATAGGCAATATTCAAATCTAAGTCACCATTATATCCAGCCAAGCGTCCACTTGAACTATATTGATAAATAGCTGGTTCGCCCCATGCTCCCCAACCACTATTATCTGTCCATGGTTCAGATAAATAACCAGTCGGTGTGTAGTTTGCATATTGTGCTGCCCACAAACCATATTGAGGAGCAACCGCTGACCAGTCCATTTGATGAATAACGGCCTTAGACATATAAATTAGTGGTGCTACGCCAGTTAATTCATGTACACGATCCAAGAAAATCTTAGCTCCATTTGAGCCCAATAGCAATCCATCTAATTCAAAATCAAGAATTAAGACGGCTTCGCCAATATATCCTTCAATATTATTCACAAAGAATTCTGCTTGTGCTCGTGGATCTGTTGCATCCATAAAGTGGTAGACACCCAAGGCTTTGCCTGCTACCTTAGCTTGTTGGTAATGTTGATCACCAACTGGATTAATATAATCTATCCCTTGAGTTGCTTTTACAATAACAAAATCAGCATCAATTGATCCTGCGTTAAGTTGTGCTTGATGACTTGATAAATCTACACCATTCATTGTCATAATTTATTCCTCCAATTTATTCATTTTATGATTTACTTCTTGTTCCAGTGTATTTAAATCTACTTTGGTTAATGAATCATCACCAAGTAAATGTAAGTTACCCCGTAACGAATTAAAATCGCCAATCACGATCCCTATATATGCTGTAACCACAAATGGTAAGCATAAATTCCATAGAGTGGCCAAATCAGGTTCTTTAAACGCCATAACATTTAAAATTAGCATAATAAAAACGGGTAATCCAATATGCACAGCGTGCGTTAGAATCCCGCTTTTAAAAGTTGAACTATTCCAATCTCCATAAATAGTTTTGTGAACCATTGATCCACAAATTACATCAATTGTCGCAATTAATGAACCTAATACCGCACTGGCCAACGATAACCAAACATCCCAGTTTTCAAAAATACTCATCTACCATCTTCTTCCTATTTAGTTTTGTCTTTTACGACGTCTTTATCGGCTGTCTCTTCATCTTCGACACCGTAAACGTATTTATCAAATTCAGTTTTGGCATCACGGACGGCTTCTTTATTTGCTTCATATAAGTCTTGATCATAAATAGTCATACTAATATTATTTCCATTTCCTGTGCCTGAGACTGAGGCACTGAAATACGCTATTTGCTTTCCGTTATCTGCGTTAAAAGTTGCGTTAATTGTAGTTGACTTATTAATTTCTAACATATTATTTCTCCTCTTTCTTTTCGTTGTCTTCAAATACTAGTTCAAATTGATCCATTAACAAATCATAGATAATAGCATCACTATCACTAAACTCATTTGGATAGTTAATTATGGCTTCATATAGAGCTTTCAACTTGTCGCTGTACTCTGTAAAGTCAATGATCGCTGTTTCTTGTTCAATTTCTTCCAATACCTTTCTAGCCTTAGCTTCATTTTCTTTATCGATATTGCCATCAGCGTCCTTTAATAGTTCACCATCTTTAAAGTAAGGATCTGATACCTCTTTGCGATCATCGTTATATTCAACATTTTTAGTAGCCAATAACTTAATGAGTTTAGTTCGGCCACGACTTGCCTTATTTTTTAAATTTAATTTGTTCAAAAAATTAGCAACAGGAGCCACTTCGATGTTTTTAAATGTTAATGTTTGTGTCATGCTATATTTCCTCCATTTTGTTGTTCCAACATTTCAATTTTATTTCTTAGTTTTTTAACTTCCGGTATTAACAATAAGGCTACTTTCGAATACTCAATTCCTTCTATTTCTCCATTTGGTCCTCTATCAACTAGATATTCAAGTCCTGCCGCAGCTAAGTCTTCCGCAATCATTCCGAAGTATCGCTTAGATGTTCCTGTTAGCCTTACTTCTGCTTTATCGTCCCATCTTGCTAGAGGAATATTCAAAAGCTTTTCTGAATCACTTAAATCTACATTACGAATAATGTTTTGTTTATACTTGCTTGCAGAAGTTGAGCGCATTAAAGTCCCATCTTCCTTAACATAAACATTTGATCCCGCAGAAGTTGTTTGATCAAACGCTGCTGTAAGACGTATCCATTCAGAATCAATGTGAATTTCGTTATTGGCTTGCCCACCAGTTCCTGTATTTCCGACATAAATATGTGGGCTCATACTCATCATACCGCTTGTGCTAGTCCCTCCAGAGATAATCACTCCAACATTGGCACCACCAATATATGTAGGTTCTAGTTTGTTTGAATTACCCATTCCAAATTTTATACCAGCAAACTTCTCTTCACCTACATTAACAAGACTTGATTCGTGACCCTTTATATTCATCTCTAAAGCGCCTCTAGCTTGAATGGTCGATGATCCAAATGAACTTTCAAGAACAGAATTTGTAATTCTCAAGTATGGGTCTTTAGATGGATCAAATAATCCTGGTTGTGTAAATGCTATTTCACCATCTTTAATAAGTACATTATTTTTATTGGTTCCTGATGCATTAGTAACTGACAAATATCCTTGATCAATATTCATATCAATGGTTCCAGTCGTTGAATAAATACGACCCTTTTGAAAAGTAACATTTCCATTCAGTAAATTAATCGATAAACTAGCACCTTTAATTGTTCCAGTCGTGATGTTACTTGCGTTCATATTAATCAGATTGACGTTAGCTGCATTAATTGTTCCAGCAGTAATTTTATCAGCACTAATATCAGCGATCATGGCACTTTTAATAACTGCACTATCGATTGACGTTAGACCAGTTATATGAATCTTATTACCAGCTATTAAGACGCCTTCTGATGAAACATTAATTTGATTAACAACATCGTTCTTTTGAACACGAAGATTAATATTGTCTTCCAATTGAGTAATTTGAGATTGTGAATTGTCATAAACCCACGGCGTGGCATGTTCACCATACTCCATTTTTAATTCTGCAAAGTAGACTGCTGAATTGTTAGGAGCAACACTAGACCCGTTATTGTCTATTCGGACAAATCCATTATCAACTCCATCGGGAACTGTAAATGTATAAGATTTATATTCAGATTGAGCTGGACTATATTTAACGTTACTAGCAACAATAGTTGTCTTAGTATAATCGTTAGATATAAACCAAATATCAGTACCAGTAACCCCACCAGAGGCAAAGAATAGTCCTGATATAGTATATTTTTTACCAGATTTAACTGGAAATGTTGCTGATTTAACAGTTGTTTCCTGTGTAGCTGAAGTGTTTCCTAATGAAAATAATGTTGTTTTCCCATGTTCATAATATGAATGACCTGATTCAACTTTAAACTTACCTAACGTGCTAGCAGTCCAATAGCTTGTATCTCTAGGCCTTCCAGAATTCGGGATAAGATTAGGATTAGCCACACTCCCAACTACACTAGTAATTTGATTAGCTAATTGCGTAACTTGTGACTTGTCAGCTTTGTTACTAACCGTTGTCTGAACACCTTTTACCGTGATTTCCAAGTTTGCAAAATCGGTAACAGTTGCGTTATCTTCCGGCGCTGGGTGCCAATTTTTAGGCTCAATTGTACCTTCGGTTAACATCACTTCAGAAGCTTTGAATTCATCGCCAGGATATACTCTAATTCTAAAAATACCGTATTCAGCATTTGCGCCAGTTGTAAACTTTTGAACATTGTTTACAAAATCTGGAGTAGCACGGTTAATTGTAAAAGCATGATCATTAATTATTTTTCCATCTGATCCGTATTCTTGGAAATACGTTACAGGATGATTTTTAATCGTTGACATAGTTTTAATTTGTAGAACGTAAGATGTATTTGGCTTGATAGGTATTTTTTTATCATTGATTAAATCAGCAGTCGGCGTTTTATTTTGTCCAAAATAAACTGCCGTATATTTCTTTGAATGGAAAGTTTCAATAACTGGATCATGAATATACTTTGGATCCCATCCACTCCATCCTGTTTTCCCAAGTTTGAAACTGGAATTAGGAATTAGATTAATAACGTCCAAACTCCCAACGTCATTTTTCAACTGTGTAACACCTATTTGAATATTATCCGCAGTTTGCTTAATTTGTGATTGTGTCCAAGACTGTGTGGCATAACCACTTAACATACCGGTTACATCTGATCGACTAACTTTACTAGTGATCTGATCACCTTGAATTTTCAACTCAGCATCAAGTTGCTTGACCGTTCCATTAATCTGATCAACCGTCGTTTGGTTCGCTTTCAGCAGGATCGTTTTAGTATTAACGTCAATCTTAGAAGTATTATCAGTAACAGTTTTTTTAACTGCATCAACATCTTTTTGATTAGCTTTTATACTAATTTCGCCTGCCTGTATTTTTAATTCAGAACTTAGTTCTGTATATTGTGCAGTAGTTGAATTATCAGCTGGTGATTGTTGCCAATTCTTGGGGGTAATTGTACCTTCCGTTAACATCAACTCAGATGCCATAAACTCATCGCCAGGGAACACTCGAATCCTTAAAATACCATACTCGGCAGTTGTACTCGTAGTGAATTTCTGAATATTATTTACGTAGTTAGGTGTTGATCTATTAACTATAAAAGCATGATCATTAATGATCTTTCCATCAGCTCCATACTCTTGAAAATATGTTACAGCGTGGCCTTTAATTGTTGATCTAGTTTTAATTTGTAAAATATAGGAAGTATTGGGTTTAATTGGTATTTTGTCATTCTGAACTAAATCAGAATATGGTGCTTTATTTTGACCGAAATATACGGAAGTATATTGTTTTGAGTTATATGTTTCAACAACCGGATCATGGATATACTTTGAATCCCAGCCGCTCCATCCTGCCCTTCCAAGTTTAAAACTGGAATTAGGAATTAGATTAATAACATCTAAGCTTTCAATTTCATTTTTAATTTGATCAACACCTAAATTAATTTCATTAGCTGTTTGGTTAATCTGCGATTGAGCCCACGTTTGTGTTGCGTATGGTCCCAACATTCCAGTTACATCATTTTGTGTAACCTTACTGCTAATTTGATCTGCTTGGATTTTCAATTCAGCATCTAATTCCGAAACACTTCCAGCAACTTTATCTACATCGGTTTTGTTAGCCTTTAAAGCAATATTATTGGAATTAATATTAATTGCAGCACTGTTACTTGAAACTTTACCACTCAACGTATCGACTGTAGTTTGATCAGCCTTAAGTGCTATCTCGTTTTTATTCTGATCTATTTCAGTTCCTTGGCTAGTGACCGTTCCTTTTAACTGATCAAAAATATCCTGACTAACCTTTTGTGATAGTTGGCCATTAATATTAGATATTTCAGTTTTTATTGTTTGATCTAATTTAGACACATCACTCAATGCACCTTTGGCATCTTCAATAGCTTTATTAGCATTAGTTATAGCATCAGATGACTTAGACAATGCGCCGGCTGAATCTTTTTTAGCTTGGCTTGATTCAGTAAGAGCGGTACCAGCATTTGTATACGCATCATTTGCTTTTGATAATGCATCTGCTGCATCACTTTTAGCGTTATCCGCTGTATCTTTTGCGAACCCTGCATTAGCTACTGCATCAGTGGCCTTACTAACTGCATCATTCGCACTCTTCGTCGCTTCTTCTGCTTCTTTTTTTGCTTCATCTGCAGCTTTTTTTGCATCATTAGCAGGTTTAGTTGAAGTGATAAACTTCCACTCTCCATCAGTATAAATCCACTCTTCAGTATCTGGTCCAACGTGCTTATACCATAAGTCGCCTTCCTTAGGGTATAAAGGTTCATCATCTTCAGTACCTTCATAAATATGATTACCCTCAGCGCCTTCGCGTCCACCAATTTCGACAACACTATTACTTATCGAACCACCATAACTATATGTTACTGAAGAATTTGTGGACGTTTCAGCCTTTGAACTAGCTGTTAATCCACCATTATAAGTTAACGTATATGACATATTAGGGACTTTAAATTCGTTTCCCTGAATGTCTTCAAGTGTTAACCAATCACCAGCTTCAACAGCAGGATTACCGTTCCAATTTAATGTGAATGGGTAGTAATTAGTGTACTTAATAGCTTCATACATTTGATCTAAAATATCTTGTGTCATGACATTATTAGCTAGCTTAATCTGTGATCCTGATGCTGACCCGCTTTGTAATACTGTTGTTTTTGAAGTCTCGTTACCATTTTCATCTGTACTAGTTGTAACCACGGTACAGCTAATACCATTCAATTTAAAAAAGGTCTCGTTTTTAACGAGGCCTTTTAAAAAATATTGGCTAGGGTCAATCTTAAATTCATCATCCACTAATGAACGAATATCCAAAAATCCATTTCTATCAAATAATGCGAATCCAATTGCGAATTGTGCAATCACTCCAATTGCATCACGATACGAATATCCAATAGGTTCATTTATTTTTTGTTTTGGTAGTCTTGCTAAGCTAGTCTCATTTGCCTTTACACCAGACATATTAGCAATCTCTACAGCAACTTCTTGAATATCAGCCGGATATGTTAATTTAGATTTATATATTCCGCCAAGCATGACCATTCTGTCCATACATTCAATCGTCGTTGAATTATTATTTCGATCCATTTGAATCTTTTCATCAACAATAAATGTACCCATTTTTACATATTCCGTCGAACCATCAGCTTTAACAATTCCAAATTCCACCAAAACTTCATCAAGTTGTTTCAATCCTTCAATCAGATGACTAAATGTTATCTTAGTTGAGTTCATATAGGTAGACCCGATGGAAAATTGATCACCCGTCATAGCACCACTATCATAACTGATGCTTGTTAAATCGTTGCTGTCATAAATATTTTTGCCGATAGTGACGCGTGCACGTAACTCCCTGCCAGGTGCAGCAAATGCATCATTAAACGCATCACTCGTTTTTATCATAGTTCACCTCCTTATTTCTCAACAAAATCAAAACTAATCCCTTTCCACTCAAATTGCGCAAATTTAACATTCCATGAATAAGTCGGAGCTGTCCGATCACCAACATAAAATGTTCTAGTAACAATTTTCCCATCTTGAGGGTCAGGATAAGTGACATCAATAAATACATCTGAGACCGCTTGAAGAATTGTTGATGTTTCAGCCATGGAGCAAGGTCCCCAAGATACCTGAAGTTTTCGTTTAATGGCAACTCGATCACGATTCATATTACCTTGTGCATTACGAGATGTATTCCCATCGATATCTTGAATGGAAACTTGAAAGGATTGCGGCGTCTTAACCGCTATCCCAGAAATTTTTAAATAAGACACGAATATTAATTCCTCCTAAATATTAAGCGGGATTTTTCCCGTTCGTTTAATTTCTTTGTTAATTACTTTAATAGTTGCTCGTCCCAACACGTCATCGTTGAGTTCAAGAATTAATGGTTGTTCAACCTTTGCCTGTTGATCATCATTATTACTTTTATCGCTTAACAATGATGCAATAATTGAAAGTACATTATTAGCACCAGCACTACCAGTTTGAGTATTACTATTCTGAGATAGATCAAAATTACTTGAAAAATTATCTTCTCGAGATAATACCTCTGGTAATTGTAATTGACCAAATCCCATCATATCCGAAGCTTGTTGCATTAACTCCCAAGCCCTAGATTTATTCGTCAAAGGCAAAACCATTTCTTGGTTGTCACCTTCACCCATTTCATATAAACCATGTTTAAATATTGGACCACCATTAGCATATCCATGCCCGTGACCAATCGTCCTTAACATATTTGAGCCATATCGTGATTTAGCGTAATGAATAGCGGCTAAAGAATTGTCGTAACCTTTAAATATGTTTCCATGTCCAGGGAATTTATTAGCATTGAAAGTTGAAGAGATTGTTTGTAATAACCCTTTAGCTAAATCGCCAGTCTTGTTATTAATATCTCCTATGGATCCTTGTACAGCCCGCTCGTTTCCACCAGATTCTGTTTGAACCTGTCTCAACCAAGCATTGGTATACGCTGAATTCGTTGGCAAACCGTTCTTAGACAGGGCTTTACGAATAACTCCGGCCCATCTTTGAACACCGCTACCACCAGTTGGTTCAGGCGAAAATTCTTCCAATGCTTTTTTAACCATACCAACTGCGCCATTTTTAATCTTGTTAACACTTCCAGTTGCAACATCTAATGCAGGATGTTCTAGCCCAGTATACTTTGTAAATTTATTGACGGCATAATCTAATACTCTTCCTGGATGTTTAACATCGTCAAAGAGACTTTCAACATTATCTGTAACATTTCCCCAAACTTTACCCAAACCACCAAATGATTTGCTGAAGTCAGGAATGTTAATTTGTGGGAAATTAAATTTTCCAATACCCATAGCATAATGAGGAATATTAGGTTGCATTAACTTAGCTGTATTAGAAGCATTCATTATTCTAGTACCTGCAGGCATGTTAGTTATAATATTTCGTTGTTGAGGAAATACGCCAACATTTCCATTAGGTAACTGATAAGCTTCTTGATACATTGAACCAGCTTGATCGTTAACTAAAGCAGGGCCACCTTTATGCGTACCACCATTTGCAAATTTTGGAACAGACCAATGATGTAAACCATTTGCTGCTCCTGATGCTCCAACATGTTTAAGTATCCATTTAACTCCATCAATAACTCCGTTAACAGCAGATCCTATTACACTAACAATAGAATTAGCAATACCTTTAGCAGCATTTTTAACTTCGGTCTTACCATTACGTAGGCCTGACGCTATTCGTCCGCCTAGACCACCTGCCCAATTTGAAACATTATCAAATGCGCCACTAGCTGTTGATTTAATAGAATCGAAATACGGGCTGGTGTTATTGCGCATAGTCTCCCAAGCTTTCAATGCACCATCTTTTGCAGAGTTTGCTTTTTTAGACACTGTTGATTTAATATTTTCAAATTTATCAGATGCAGATTTTCTTAAACTTTCAAAGTGATTAACTGCTGAATCCTTAAGATTACCGAAACTTTTTTTCGCATTTGTAAAAGCTTCTTTAGACTTGTCGCTAATTGTTTTCTTAACATTGTCCCAAATCTTTGATGTTGTTTTAGAAATGGAATCCCAATGTTCGGATATATATTTTCCGAACAAAATAAATGGGGCTGCTGACCCAGTGAACATAGCAATAAGTATGTCCTTTCCCCATTTTTTAAGGAATTTAGTAATTGCATTCCAAACTTTTTCAGTTACATCTTTAATTCCATCCCATTTCTCTCCAATCCATTTTCCTAATTGGCCAGCCTTTTCTTTAACTGTATCCCAGTTTTTCCAAAGTAGTACACCTATAGCTATGGCTGCAGCAATCGCTAGTGTAAATGGACCTCCCAATAAAGTGACAATACCACCAAGGCCTGATCCTAATAAAGATAATGCTCCAGTTATACCACCAACTCCACTTAATGCTGACATAATTCCACTTACAATTGAAACTGCAGTTTTCACAGTTGATATTATTTTTAATGCTGCTGCAAAGGATGCTACAGCAATAACAAAGTTTGAAAAGCCTTCAGAATGTTTACCTATCCAATCTCCTATCACACCAAGTGCATCTCCTATACCCTTAAGAACTGAAACTATTACTCCGCCAGTCCATTTTGCTATAGGCTTCAAAAAGCTATCAAAAAGCCACTTTCCTGCAGGCTTTAGAGCGTCAATTATTCCATTCAATAATTTAATTGCCCCTGACATCGCATCTAAGAAAGCTGGAATTAATTTAGTAATAGTGAATCCAGCTAATGGCAACAGAACATTTTTATAAAACCAAGACAAACCATCCCCAATATTTTTACTTAATGGCTGTAGTGCTTTTAACAAACCATCGATCGAATTAAGTAGAGGTCTAAAATCTAGTGTTTTTGCCCAGTCAGCAGTTGCGCCAGTCATATCACTAATGGTATCTAAAACAGTTTTAACAATACCTAAAATACCAGAGAATATTGACTTACCAACATTACCAGCATTCCAAGCTTTACTAAATTGATCAGCTAGATTTCCAATCGTTTTAAATATATTAGTAAAAATATCTAATAGGTCTGTTGCAATTGCTTGACCTGTTCCATCATTCCAAGCATCGCGGAACGATGAGGCAATTGAATGTAACATATTAAGAATGGAATCAAACATATTGAACAACGTTTGAATTAGCTTGGTACCACGTCCATCATCATTCCATGCATTTTTAAATGCTTTGGCTACATCCCCAATAATATTGAGAACATCAGATAATAGTTTAAGAATATTGCTGATAACAGCTGTTCCGGTACCATTAGTCCATACACCCATGAAAGATTTACCAACAGCTTTAATTAAATCATTAACTTCACGTAATGCGTATTTCCATGCATCTATAACGGACTTACCGTTTCTATTCCATGCTTCTTGCATAGGTTTAAATAGATCAGCAAGCAACTTTTTGAATTCATTAGCAGCCGATATTGCACCATCAAACTGTGTACCATCAGGAACATTGAAATTAACTCCTGGTTTGTCATCTAATGAATCAACAGATTGTGAAGGCTGTTTATCGGCTTTTTGTTTATCGTAAGAATAATCAGGATTATCTTCTGCAGAAGATAGCACATTAATTTCATCAAATCCCATCAATGCGCCTTTTAATTCCTGCGCTTTTTTCTTGGTTTCTTGCATCTGTTTACGAGCAGCTTCATTAGCAGCAGCAGCTGATTCAGAAGCCTTTTTATTGGCAGCTGCAATTTGTTTATTGGTCTCTTTAACTTGATTGGATGCAGCCTTAGAAGCACTAGCTGTATCATTCATTGCTCTAATTTGATTATATAAACCAGATGCACCTTGTTTAGCAGCACCATAGCTCATTCCAAATAAAGCAGAAGTAAACTGAGCGATATATCCAGTAGCTTTAGATAATGCACTCATTAATGCATTAACAGCTGGTAATGCTGCTGAATAAATTGGATAGAACGCCGTAAGTAGATTTACTTTAATTTGATTGAACGAAGCCGCAAACTGACTATTTGTCATTAATGCGCTTCCCAGCCCTGATGCCAGCATCATGATTCCTTGGTACATCAAAGTAAATACCACCAATTGTGATCCAAGCATCCTAACCGTTCCACTTAATCCAGACATTGAGTTTCTGCTTTTTTCAGCTGAAGATGATACTTTATTTAAATTATTCGAACCATTACCTAAGAAAGAAAACTTATTACCCAGCTCACTTAGATGATTCTTCATTGCCCCAAAACTATTGTTAGTTCGTTTCGTTGCAATTGATGATTTATCCAACTCAGTATTAAGTTTCCCTAATGCACCTTTTAAAGCAGAACTTCTATCTTCAATCTTGGCATATGCAGTACCCAAAGCATCGTTCTGTGCGATTAATTTAGCCATACTAGCTTCTTGTTTAGCTGCTTGATCACCAAGCTTAGTTGATTTAGCCGTTGGTTTTGGCCCTAATTCATCCGAAGACTTTGAACCAAACCCATCCGCAAAATTAACAGTCGGCATTTCTGCATTAGCCTGCTCTGATTTCAAAGACTTAATTTTAGCTCTAAGCCTGTTAATAGAAGCTTCATTTTGTTCCATTGTTTGCGCGATCTTATTTAATGATGAAGGGACTGCATCAAACTCAGACTGCATTTCTGCAGCTAGAGCTTTTGCTTGATTTTGATAACGTGTCATTTTAGCTTCAGCAGACGCAATTTGTGGATCAAATTTTTGTGCATCTAAAGGGTTCCCACTCGAAGCTACAGTTGCCTTCTTATTTTGTAGAAATGAAACTTTTTGTTGAATAGCTCTTGCTTGTTCCATTTTAGAATTTACATCATTTACAAGTTGATCAACTTCTTTTCCGACTTTAACTCTGGAAGTGGCCATCCCTTTAACCATTCCATTGCCAGTTTTATCCATAGAAGACTCAGCATTTTTAGCAATACTGTCAAATTGCTTTGACATATTATCATTAATCTTTTTAACTTCATCAATTAACTTATTGCTACTCTTGCTAATATCCATAGATTTCTCTGTCTTATCCATTGAAGTACCTGTTATATGCTCAACTCGACTAAAAACCTTTTCAAAAGCAGGATAAATCTTTTCAAGTTGTTCGTTAATTCTACTTAGATTGGCATCAATATAGACTTCAAGCGTTTCTAACTCCATTCAATTACCTCCTATTCTTTATTTTTACGAGCATTAACAGCCTTCACTGACATAGCTTGTTGCAATAAAATAGCCTGATCATTCTGCCAATCTTCTGGCTCTAATTGATCAGGCTCATTATTTATAATTGTCGGTTTATTCTCATCTGAATCATCCATAAAGCCATAGTGCTTTTCAACTGATGGCATCTTACTTGGATCATTAACTGCAAAAGCCATTAGCTCAGCTGTTTTATGATCCATTACAGCACGTTCCTTAAGTACCTTTCTGTGGTGTTTAATTGTAGCTGTTATATGGACCATAATTTCATCAAACGTCATTTTCCAAAAATCATCTGACTTGATTCCGTTCTCTACAGCGTATGGATATATACCATACAAAAGATCAGAGACAGTTTTAAATTCAGGTTGTGTTACAACGTTTCTTCCGGTTCCATTACTTCCGTTGGTTCCCCGTCTAGTGTCTCTTCCACTGATTCCCCATCTGTCTTGGTATCGTCCTTCTTCTTGCCGAAAAAACCAGCATCATCCAAGAGTTCTTGAATAATATTGTTTAAGTCCATTGGAGTATTGCCAGCTTCAAGATACTTTTCAAAACCACCAATCATATCTTTATCGGTAACCCCGTGCGTTTGATTTGCACCTTGTAGTACAATCAATAACTTATTGGTAGCAGGCAATACTACGCCATCATTTCCACCCATATAGAGCGACATAATTGATGTACCTAATCGCTTTTCAATATTAAGAATTGCTTTACCGTTTAATCGTAGATCTAAAATAAGACCACCTAAGTTAAATTGTTTACCGTTTGTCATGTTTGTTTCCTCCTAGTTTGATTTATTCTGCAGTAATAGTTACTGTGCACGTTGCAATAATTGAACCATCATCGGTTGTAAATGTAATTTTAGCTGTACCTGCCACAACAGCAGTTACTTTCCCGTTTTTATCAACCGTTGCAATTGAAGTTTTGTCGCTTGCCCATTTACCAGCTTTATTATCGGCATCTGCGGGAGTGACGGATGCAATTAACGTTTCACTTGCACCAATCTTTAAGCTTAAAGTATTTTTGTTAAGCTTAACTCCCGTTACGCTTTTGGGGCTGATGTAGGTGCAGCAATATTAGGCCCTTCAGATACAACTACTGTGATTGTATAGTCCATGCTCTTATTAACTTCAGCATTACCTAATTTAAGGGAAAAAGCACCCTTAAACGTTACTGTTAATCCATCTGGATAAGTAATCTTCCAATCATATTGTTTATCAGTACCTTGTTTATCAAGTAAGTCGTAAAAATTCTTTCCCTTATAGACGACACCAAAGGCCAAGTTAGATGAATCTTGTAGCCCAGCAATTGACTTCTTCTTATCATCTTCTAGTGATGTGACATCGACCTTTTCAGGATCAGATCCAATATCTGGAATCGTCTTAACTGCAGCTACTTCCTTGAAATCTGTATCTGTGCTTGATTTAAAGGCTAACTTAGTACCTTTTGTTAGCAAACCTAAGCTAGGGTCCACCAATGTATCTGCAAATTTTTGTAAATCAGTTTTTAATAATTTCATTTCTTTTCCTCCTATTTTTGAAATACCATTCTACGCTGGTTATCAACCATTGCGTTGAACACTAAGGCTGTGCGTTTTACACCTGATAAATTCTGGTCCCCCGATGTATAAGAGAATCCCAGATTAACAAACTCGCTTACTAAAGTATTCGACAATGTTGTAAGTGATCCATGATCATTGAACAAATCAATTGAGACAGTCCAATTCGTTTCTAATTCCTGTTTATCCGAATCAATATAATTCGGAGTGTGAGAAGTATGGTAGACTGCTGCAGGAAACTTAGTGAACTCATCTGGATAAGATGTTCCACAATAATTCAAGCTCGTCTGTTTAGATAGAATATCAGCCACAAGTTGTTTTATATTAATAATTTCCATATTAATCACGTAACTTTCTAAGTTGTTTCTGCATATTAGCTTTATAAATATCTGGTGCTTGCTGTTTAGCACTTTTAATTGCTGGCATAAGTGCTTGTCTTGCCGGTTGACCATTTGTGCGATAGAACTTCTTACCTTGAATAGTAATCAAGGGAATGCCATATAATGCATTCAAATCAGGCAAACCTTCAGCTGGAATAAACCAAGGAGTTTGACGATACACTGGTGTAACACCTTCAGGTAAATCTTTAGAAGAGGCTTGTCCTACCTGACCAGTACCTAGCTCTCGATAAATTGCTGTTGGATTATCTGACCAAATTCGACCAACAACATGACCATCATCATTAACAATCACCTCGTCTTTATAAGAACTAGCTGTTTCTCCACTTCCATGCTTGGCTGATGATTGTATTTCTCTGACCGTATTTGCTTTAGCCAATTCAACAATATCAAAATTAGCATCCCATACAGCATCTTCAACACTTTTAGGCAGCTTATCAAGTTTCACCTTCAATCGGTTCATCCCCTTCACTTCGATTTTAGCCATCTTGCTTAATCCTTTCTAAAGTTAGATTTAGATGATCTTTATAAGTATAGATAGATACAATTCGATAATCAGGGTCGTCACTTGGTCCAGCATTCAAGCAGATGCCATCTAACTCATTACAGTTCTCCTTAATGGCATTTCCAACATATTTAGCATTAACAAAGTAACGCAACCGGTCACCATATAGTTCAGCTGCCACTTGACCAGAAGCAGGTTGTACATTCATTAATAACTTTTGACCATCTCCATAGCTGATAGTTTCATTCAATTCATCATCACGCCCTACTATTCTTTTGCGTAAAAAAACCGTCACTAAATCACTTCGTTTAAGTCTCAATATAAAGACCTCGCTTTAGCAATTCGGTAACGATTTAATTTAGAACGTATGTTTTCAGGAATCCCTACTTCAAAGTTTTGGGAAACCCCACCTTCAGTTCTAGTGGTCTCTCCCTCAACATCAAGTTGATTATAAGCAATCTTAGCAATTTTCTTAGCATACACGTACATACTATCTTGCATCTTGTCACGATTAGTATAATCAAGAACTTCAGTAATAGCATCATCATACAAGTCACCAATTAAAACAGAATCAGAATCTTCGGTAAGGATAAGCCTCTTCAAAGCTTCTAATTGTTTATCTTTTTCATTGACCATAATGATCACCTCAACTATTTAGATAGATCAATTGTTGCTTGGAACACTTCATCAACAGCTGCAAAAGATGGAATCATTAATCCAGACGCCTTAGTCCATGTTCCAACAGGATCAATTGTTGAACGATAAATACCTGCATATATTTCTCCAACCATTGTTGAATCAACACCATCATTATCAGTCAATGCAATTTCTTCTGGTGTTGGTCCCCATACTTTTTCACCAAGTAAATCATCGTTCATCATTACGAAACTATCTTCAGGGAAGTAACGCTCAGAAATATATTTTCCCTTATCATCTTGTGTCTTATATTTGTTATCGTATGTCCGAATGACTGGTAAACCATGTGCTTGCATAAATGAATCTAAGTCATCCATACCGATTGTTCTACCTGAATCTCTCCCAAAGATAGCTGCAATTACTCTAGGATGGCGCATAAATGTTCGCAAGACCTTGTTTGATGTTAATGCACGTGTTGGCGTAACATCCAAAGAATCTGACCAGTCTTCCAAATTCTTGATTGGATCACTTGCTTCATTAGTCCATGAGTCATTTCCTGATAAAGAAGCTTTATGTTTCTTATCTACTGAATAATCTAAGTTAGCATCTAGACCATTCCCTTTGATGGTAATCTTACCAGTAGCTAACATTTCCATTGTCATCTTTTCAGCACGTGCCTTAACACCTTGCACTAGTGTATCGATATCATTATAGACACGACCTTGAAGATATTCCCCTTCTTGGGGCGTACGAGGATTCTTTAATGCAATTAAATCCTTTTCTTTGATTTGCATTTTACGTTTAATCAATGCCAATTCAAGAGTTTGTGCACTTGCTTCACGGCTACCAATTTCAGCTTCACTATCAAAAGACGAAACTGACGCAATGACAGGTGTTTGGCTACCTGCATTAATTTGATCTAGTTCTAGTGATTGAGTTTTACGTGATGGGAATAGAGTATCTCCGAGCATTTCGGGATATGTACGATTCCTTGTGTAGTCTAAAATATCCTTCTTAGAAAATACTTCTAAGATATCCGCAAAGTGTTGTAAATTCATAACTAATCGTTTTGTCATTTTGTTACCTCCATTATTTTAATTACTTAACTGTATCTGGTTTAGATGGTTCGTCATTCGTTTGAATATCGCGCCACTTTATTGAATTCATTGCTTTCATAGCTTCATCAGTTGGTAATACTGGTAATCGTTGTGATAATAACCATCCTTCTACAATTACACCAACTGGTTGAGGGCCATTTGAAACATTAACTTCATGAATGGTAATTCCTTTAGCTTTGGAATCATTGGACGGGAATACAGTACCTGCTGGCACAACTTTATGTCCTAAACTATCTGTAATCACACCTGTTGTATTTTCATCAACTTGCTCAGTAAATGAAACAAAATGTTCACTTGCTAAAAAATTGATATCTGAAATTGTAATTTTTTTACCTACATACATATCTATTTCCTCCTAATATTTTTTATTCCAAATTGATTTATTATCTTTTTGATCAGCATTGCGCTTTTCAGCTAATGATTCTCCGACTGATTGATTACCACCGCCGCCTACATTTGAACCTGGCGTATCAGATGAACCAGCTAGCTTCTTATCAACAGCTTCTTTAACGGCATTCCGATAACCATTAACAACCTTAGAATACACAGATTCCAAATTATTTGTATCAACCAAGGAAGGCTCAAAAGCTACAACTAACCCTACTGGTAATCCATCATTAGCTAATTTTTGTGTGATATTTGCACGATTTTCAGTGATAGTTACCTTTTGTTCACGTTCAGTTAATTCTGATTGTTTTTGTTCTAGATCATATTCACGTTGTTCGTCTGGCGTCATATCTTCATACGCTTTTTGTTGTGATTGTTCTTTCTTCCAATTATCTCTTAACTTCTCAGCTGACTTAGCGAACTTCTCTTCATACCAACTATCCAATTCAGATTGATCATTAAAAGTAATTTGATCTGTATTTGTGTTAGCACTATCTTGTGCGTTATTTGCATCACCCCCATCACCACCTTCTCCAGAACCTTCTCCTCCTTCTGCGAAGAATTGTAGCTTCATCGGTAATGCGTGTGAGAACAATTTGACATCCTTCATTTAAAATCCCTCCTTTAATTAAATAGTGTTAATTTCTTAAGCGCCCAGTTTAATGACATTTGACAGGTCAATTTATCATTATTTGATTTTTTTCATAGCTCTCATAACCTTTGCTTTACCATGTTTTTTAATTAGAATTTGCTCCCAATCTTTATAGGTGTCACTATCATTTAACTTAAACGTCTCACCTGTTATAGGATCATTGGCTGTTCGATTACCACCATATTTTGCGTAACTAAACCATGCGACTGCAACTGTACGACACCATGGATGCAATGGAGGAAAATTAACATTAACAGCGGCATTACTAACATCAAAAACTTTTCCATCAATATCTCGACACTTTTGAGAAGTTCTAAAGTCTAAAACAGCTACCAAAGAATATTTTTCAACACCATGATCTTTCCAACCAGCCAACTTGGCTTGATTATGAACATGATTAGCCTCAGTTCTAATCAAACGTTTAGCTACACCGATACCTGTATTAAATTCTTTTGAAATCTTTTCAGCCATTTCACGTTGGCTCATACCAGTCATTTCAGACACAGCAAAAAGTTCTTGCAACTTCTTTGCTAATAAATCAGTATCATTCCATATTCGCTTAGAGTAGTTGCTACCAAGCCAAGGCGTTTCAAGTATATTTTTAACTTCACGCGTGGATAACTCACTAAAAGAATCAGATATCTTAGCTTTTACATGCACCTTATTTTCAGGTTTAACAAACTCAATCTTGTTAGTCTCGCGATTAACTTTTGGTATGGTTCTACCTTTATATACACCTGCCTCAGTTTGAGTTTTTCCAATTATCGCCTCTCTTGAAGCGCTAGAATAAGCATCATTAATCGCATTTATATAGTAATTAGTAGACTGTTCCAATTGAACGTCTGCCAATTGCTTAGATACAATATATGCTTTAGCTTTTAGCTCTTCCATCTTGGTTATCCGTGATTTAACAGCCATCCAATCTAGATACTCCTGAACCTTTATCATGGTTTCTTTGTCATCTATCGTTTTAACGATATTCTGCAAAGCTACTAAATCTGCGGACGAAACTGTATCATTCAAGACAGCTTTTATTTGTGTTTCATTCAATGAAGTTTTGGCATCATATCTCTTATATAATTCATCAACTGCATTTGTTAAGTAATCTCTAGCTTTGTTATAAACATCGATAACCTTTTGCTCGTACTTATCACCAAGCTTATACAACTCCCGTTCCTCAAGTACTGCTCTTAGTTCCCAATATGAAAGCTTATCTTTATTAGCCATGGTTTATGCCTCTGAGCTATTTAGTAATTCTACTGTTAAATTATCTGGATATTGTTCTGAAATACCTTGTAATCCTGATAATAGCGTATTGGTTAGTGTGACATTAGCTGTGCTAGGTAAAATATCACCCACAGTAATACTTCCTTCATCCTGATCAATAATCACATCATTATTTAATTCATTAGTAATAGCTATTGTTAGCACTGAAACACCAGCACAAACAATATCCATCCCCTTTGGTAAGAACAAAGCATGACCGCTAATCTTATAACTTGTTATTTGGTTGATTTTGTTTAGCTGAAACTTCGCCCTGATCATCTCTATAACCTCCATCATCACTTGGCTTATCATCTAAATTACTATTGCTTGGTTGTCCTAACGCACTCTGATTCTTTGCAACATCTTCAGCTTTTTGTTTCTCTAACATATCTGCTACTTCTGCAGGATCATCAACTCCAGGTAACCAACTTAATGTTATTTCACGCGGAATAAATCCATCAGCATTACGAATATTGTTGATAATATCTGTTAAGTTAACTGGGATATTAGGTGTTATATCAATCTTGGTCCCTTTTACATCGACATCCTGAGATTTAACCAACATAATATTCTGCATAAGTTCTAATCGACGCCTTAATCCTTTTACCAAGTAACGTGACTTCATACTCATCAGGTTAAGCAAACCGAATAACTTATACTTCATAGCCTCGCCTGAAATGTTTCCTGCAAACTGTTCATCATTTAGGTTAGGTACATAGGTAATCTTATGAATGTCATCTTGTAGTGACTTAATCAATACTTGCAGTTGCGATTCATCAAATTGTTTGGTCAACCATTCAACAGATGCTCCGTCAGAACCTTTTCCTGGCGCTTCAATCATTCCATTTTTTAATTCGCCATCGATTGTAAATCCATAAACAACTAATAAAGCATCAACAAACGCTTCTTTATCAGATACTCGATCAGACTGGAGTGCATTGTATGCATCAATCAGTGAAATAGCTTGTTCAAAGTCACCTTGCTTTTCCTCGTTGTTTCGATACTCAATAATAGGAACTCCACCAAAATAATGTTGCTTATATTTCGGCTTACCTACATTGGTTGTAACCATTCTAAGACCTGAAACAGTTCGATAACTGATCACTCCTTTAGCGGTATAAACCTTAATTAAATAACCATTTTCACGTCCATTCAAATCAAACTTTTTCTGATAATGAATACCAAACAAAGGATTCTTTTCTACTGAATCATCAGTAACCAGAACAACACCTCGTGGATCAATCGATTCAATCCGTTCTTCAGTATTCTTATCATCAATCGCTTTAAGGTATAACAACTCATAAGCTACTCCAAATACAGACAAATCTTTTTCCAGTTCGGTATCGTGAGATATAATGTCCATCTCATCAAAAGAATCTTGAATGGCTTTAATATTCTTTCCTGGTGCTGCTGTGTAGCTAAATGGGTTTCCTGTAACAAATCCAACAGCCATGTCAGTAACATACTTAGCGTGATTTATTACTACCTTATTAGCTTTACTATTATTACTTAACTTACGAGTCAACACATCATGTTTTCCGTTATAATAACGATCTAACTTATCGAATCGTTGCTTATTATGAGCTTGTTTTCGTAATATAAAGTCTAATAATTCAAGACTAGGATTATTAACATCCCCTGCCAATTCTCTATCAATTGGAAATCCCAAAATATTCCTCCTAACCAAAAAGGCCAGACGGTTTGTCTGACACTTTTACTGTTCTATTCTTATAAAGAACCATGAATACAAAGTAACGTATTGCGTCCATACTATGATCATGTTCTTTAACTGGCTTATCTTCACCACGTTTTTCTGCGGTTACGTCCCAAATATATGATGCAAATTCTTTAAATACATTTAAGCAACTTGAGCTAAAGATTATCTGACCATTATTTAATGCAGTTTGTGTTGCCCTAATACCATCAAGCACATCGTTATTTGCTTTAATTATGGAAAATCCCATGCTTCTCAACTTAGTAATAAATGACGCTGCAGATGGATCAATAATAATTTGTGCTTTTATCCCATCTAAAAAGTTAACCAAATCAGATGCATATTGTTCGTCGGTTCGTTGATGACTAGTTTCACGACCAGAATAGTAATATTCCTTAATGCAATACCAAACGCCATCATTTAACCCCCATAATAAAAATACAGTAGGATTAAGCGTCCCATAATCACAAGATACATAATACTTACTAAAATGCATATCATCAGGAATATCTTTGGACATCAATTGCTTATTAAAATTATCATAGATAACTCCTTCTGATAGAACCCACAGTCCAAGTATGTAACGTTGATAGAATACACCTGAATATAATCGATCATATCGTTCAATTGTTTCTTCATCTAGTGATGGATTATCGTGCATTGTGAAATGGATTCTCATCGCATTCTTATCTGTTAAATGATCAATCCAATCTTGCTTAAACCAATGATATGGCCCCTCTGGATTTCCATTAAACCAAAGTTTTGCACCTTTGACAGAAGTACGAGTGGTCGCTTGATTAACAAAACTCTGTGGTTGTAAAACAACCTCATCAAAAAAGAAGCCTGCAGCAGTTAATCCTTGGACTAACTGATAAGACTTCTCATCCTTACCACCAAATAAGTAGAAATAATTTGTAATACCATTCTTTGTGATCTCAATGTAGTTATCAGTTCGCCGATCTTTAACTTTAAAGCCTTCTGATCTCAACATTTGAGTCAATGGACCAATAACATTTCGTCTCAGTGATCCAATAGTTTTACCAGCCATTCCAAAGTTCTGTCCATTGAAGTTAAACATACCCCACATAACGTAAGACAATGACATAATAACTGTTTTACCAGCACGAACTGATCCGTCAGCAACAATTGCGAACTTATCCCTATATGGCGAAGCGGGCGCCCACCATGTTAATACTTGCAACTGCTTCTTTGAAAGTGGTTTAAATTCAAACTGATAATTAAGTCTCGGTTTCGTCCTCATCGAATGCTCCTTCCGCCGCCTTACCAATGGCATTAATCAAACTACTATCATTATTTTCATTTGGTCGATCCATTGCTCTTATCTCTTCAAGTAATCGTTCTTGTGCCTTTGTCTTATCAAACAGTTCAACAATTGGACCATCTTTACCAACGGTTATCTTTTTGATTAGCGTGGTATCAACATTATTATCAGCCTTCAATTGAACGTATGACTTATGACGAATTATTGGATTATCATTCGTATCAAGCCTAGGTGTGCCTGATTCATTCAATTCCATCTCATCATGACCACCAAAATTAACATAGTTTCCGACATCGGCAAATGCCTGTTTAGCTAGCTGGGCAATTAAATCATCTTCATCAACTGCGACATCTTTTAATCGAGCTACTTTTATACGTTTTATAGCTGATTGAATGTCAACATTTGTCAACAATCGAGATCCTTGCCTCCTAGCACTTTCAGCATCAACACCATAAACATCCATATAAGCCTGCGTTGCATTAAATGACTTCAAATACCGCACCACAAATACATTCTGCTTATCCGTCAATCCGTATTCATCTAAGTCATCAATCACATCATCAACGTTACTTTTTGTGTGCATACTTTTTTGTTTTGTGTGCACACTTTTTTTCCTAGGAGGTGCGCCACTTCTTGACCACTCGTATCGTTGTTTCCATGACTTAACTGTATTCAATGTAACTTCATATTTAGTAGCAATATCCTTATACTTCATGCCAGCTAAATAGTCTTGTTCTGCTTCTTCCCATTTTTCTGTCATGTCATATCACCACCTCCTATCTTTTCTTTTGTTCTTTCTGTTCCTTACGTTTTTTCTTATTATCTAATCGACCAATAATCTGATCCTCTAATCGTCTATAATCACTTGGCTTCATGATTCTTTCCACACTTTAATTAAATCTTTAATAATGGTTATGACCATAACAGCTACAACGTAAATTAAAAACAAGGATATCAATAAACAAACAAGCCCTAGAATAATTAACAACAATAAACCTACAATTTTGAACGCCATACTTTTCTCCTACAAAAAAACGCCTAGTAAATACTAGACGCTTAATAGTTCATATTTTAATCTTCTACCATATAATCAGTAACATAAAGATGATCCAAGAAGTCTTGTGCATTATCTTTATCAGTAGTCTTATTATCAATTTCAGATTGAACTGACTTCTCAATTTCTTTGCGTACTTCTTCTGAACGACCATATTCAACACTAATGTGAACACGGTGAATTTGATCATTCCACTCTACGGTTGTTGGACCCCAAGTATTTAAATGTAAATCTTCAACCCAGTTTTCTACTTCTTCTTTTGAATATGCCATTGTTATGCATCTCCTATTTTTTAATTTAGGACTTAATTATACAACGTTTTTATTGCAAAAAAGCAACAACCTATTTCTAAGCCATTGCTTTAATTTACAGCATTATAAGAATTGGGTGCTCTTATATTAATTAGAAGTAAATAATAGCTTCATAATGCCTAATTAAATATACCACTTTACACGTATTTTTTAAACCCATCGAAATCGAGAGGTTTAATATAGTAGGTAAGGATTTGCACCTTACATGATGATACCTTCTGTACCACCTTTTATCGTCTACCTATTCCGCCACTACTATAATCGAATAATCATGCACGAATTAAATAACTAATTTTGAAAGGAGACTTACTTTTGAACTATTCGATAATACTAATTTAACACCTTTTTTTACCCCAAAACGGACATTATGCCTCTAAAAACGGACACCCTTTTAAGGAATCCAAGCTGATACGCCTCTTTTGAAGTCATCTCGCCAACGTCTAGCCGTCTTTTCATCTATATTATGATCACTTGCTATCCGGACCCAACTCATTTGTTTTCGATACTTATCTACTAGTACTTCTTGAATATCAGGTCTAGCGCTCCTATAAAACGATCCAATAATATACTCTTGCCTAATGAGATCGTTTAAATCTTCATTCATCTCTGCTTTAGACATTGCCCCTTCGACTGGATTATTATAATTGTTCTCTAACTTTCCACCACCAATGTTCTCATCAGTGCCAGTATGAACAGCTAATTCAGCTTTTTTAAGATTAATCAGTTTAGGGAACATATTTTGAAAATAAAGCCTTATTAGTCTATCCACCTTATCAGCCATCTATATCCTCCTAAATTACATAAATAAATGAATAATGAATCCGCCTACCGAGAATAAAATCATAAGAAAAATTGATTGAACTTGCTTATTGATAATATCTTCCTCGGTGTCTTCATTAACGCTGGGCTTATAGATCATATAAGTCATAAATAAATCTAGTCCAAATGCTAATAAATAATTAATCGGTTTGGCCCCTAACTCGACAATAAACCAATTCCATAAATTCATAATCACAATTGGATTAACAAGAATGATTAACAACATCAACATCCAATTCAAGTGCTTAGTTTTCATTTACTCGACCTCCACAACGTCGTATGTCTCTTCAAAAATATCTTTACAAACGGGCCAAATTTCTCCCTTTGTTCCTTTGACGATATAGTCTCCGATCTTGGCTTCCATCTTCCCTTCCAATGTAGTTACGACTAATTCAATGCCTTCTTTGCGTGATTCATTCAAAACTCGATCAGAGAAAATTGCATTGAATATCCATCCAGGAATCTTAGAATCTATTGTCAATTCGACTACTTGCCATACATCTAAAACAATTGGCTTCTTCTTCGCTTTCATGATTATTCCTCCACAATTTTAATTTCAGCTATACCCTCTTGCTCATCCTTCGCCATAGCCAACCATTCATCTGTAGTTCGTGATTGAATAATTACTTTGCCTTGATCATCGTTCCAACTAGCAACGACATCTCCAATCCAGTCATATAAAGTTCCTGTACCTTTTTCATTAAAAGTTATCTCAATTTTTTTCATAACTATTCCTCCACCTCGATTGCTTCAAAGTCTTTATTTAATTCCAGCAACATATCTTTGATATGTGGGTCTGTGATGCGTGTGCCATTGTCTATAGCATGTTGTCTGTTGGCACTATGAAAATCCATCCATAGCTTAGGCTCCTCATCTTTATTGGGCCTTGTTTGGTCTAATGCCAACCAGCCAAATCCCCGATAGCGTTGCTTGCTAACAATCACCCATGCTGGAGTTTTAACTTCAAAGTTATCAGCACCATTAAATACATAATCGATTACGGCTTGTTCACGGGGAGTGTCATCCTTATCACGCCATATCCATTGTCCTAACTCGCTACCTTGTGGTATTTCGGATAATAAAGTGTATATATTTAAATAGTTATAATTACCATCTTTATATTCATTCAACTCATCCATCGCTGCTTGCGGTACTTTATATTTAGTCATAAATTACCACCTTCGCATTATCGTAGAAGCACCAGTCTTCAGCCAACATATCTGTTTGACTTGCAAGCCAAGGCACTAATGACTTTGGCGCGTCTTCGTTGTCAGTTATCAAACCAGTTGTATTGATATAGATAAAGGGTTGAGTCATCATTTCATCTTCTGGCTTATGCAAAGCAATATAAATGCCTTTACCATTCCAACCTTTTCGTGACACTTTATGTCCCATTTTCATCAATCCAATTGCTTCCCCAAAATTAAAATCTGGTAATTGTTTAGTCATTAGTAGCCTCCAATATTTCTTCTAATTCAATTGCTAATGGAATAATTAAGTTGCCGTCATAATGTAATGCAGCACCTTCAATTTGTTCCCTATGCTGTTTTATTAATTGCCAAGCGGCTTCCATCTTAAGACGCTCTTTTGCAGACATCTGATCCATCATTCGTTCTCCAATCCTTTAATCAATCCGCCAATACCACTAAATAGGTCTAGGAATTTCATTAGTCATCTTCCTCTATCATCATTTGATAAGTGTGGCCGTTGTAATCGATAGATGTAGATATCGCCTGTAATTTGCTATTTTCAGTTACTTGAAATAACATATCCAACGCCTTTTTACCAAAAGCCAACTGTGCTTCAACTAAACCATGGGTCACTATTTTCCCTTCACTCATATCTCCACCCTTTCATATTCCAGCCCATCAAACTTGCTCTCAATGTATCGTCCATATTGAGGCGTGTTGAATACTTCCTTGTAGGCTTTACGTAAATCATCTGTAAACTTCCAGATTCGCTTACCACTCATCAAATAGTGTTCTTGAAAGTAAAGACCATCTGTATTTTTATATACGTATTTCATAGCCCTAACATCTTTTCTAATTCAGCTATACGTTTATCACGTTCGGCGATACCATTTTGTAAATTACGTACCTGGTCTCTTAATCCAGCAAGTAATTTAGCTTGATTTTTAAGTTTCAATGGATCACTTGGAATTATGTTCGCTGTCATCATCAAACCTCCAAATCATGTTTACAATTAACCAGCTAAGAAATCCTGCATAAATTAGGTCAATGATAATCAATATCATTCCCATAATTGTTAAGGCATATCCTGACTTAATCCACTCAATCGCAACTTCACTAATTGATACTGCTGTAATTCCTGAAATGATGACCACAACCACAGTGCCGACTATTAAGCACAATGCCCTTATTAAGTTATATGCCTTATTTCTAAAATCCATCTTTTTTCCTTCCTAATTTATCAACACGTATTCCGTCGATATTAAATTCCTTGCCACTTCTTCTTAAACGAGATCTTATGCCATAAACTGCGGTCACTTTTATACCTAAATAATTGGCGACATCTTCTAAATTTCCTTTGAAAACGTGGCCTTTATACTTATCAACAACTTGATATATATAAGGGTTATCTGCGGTTGGACTTTTAGCTAAAGGTATCTGCATATCTTCTTCAGGTACTTTTGCTCGCTTCCTTGCTCCATCTGACAAATTAAACATTTGAGAATACAGCAATTTAATATTTACAAATCGTGGATCCTTACGAGGTAAACCACTTAATTTAATGTGTTGCCTTGTTAAATTTCTCCAAGCTTCTGTGACTTGCTTCTGTAACGATTCATGAGCATTTAGCTCACCCTCCGTCATGTATTTTGATTCGATCATTTTTACTTCCTTGCTCCAATTCAATTAATTCAACTTCAATACGTGGAACGCCATATCTCTTCTTAGCTTCAATATCGACAATTTGATTGTCATCGTGCCATAAGATACCGTTCAATCCATCTTCAAATGCTTTAATGTAATTTGATAAATCAGGCTTAGTTACTGGGAACCATTTTTGAGCTTTAACAAGCCTTTTCTGCCACTTTGGCATTGCCTTTGGTTCTTGACGATAAAAGGTTACCTCCAGCCTAATTGATGCCTTCTCATCAAAATTAAGCATATCCTTGGCAAACTTTGACCCGATTAGACGTAGTTCCTTTTTATAATTAGCCGTCTTGATAGGATCATAGACTCTTACATAATTTCCACGATTAGCAAAACGAGGACGTTCTTATTGCTGAGGTTCAATATCAAACGTATATTTTTTATGGATCATCCGTCATAACCGCCTGACTCAATATCATCTACATATTTGTTATATTTATCATTCAAATCTGATATCTTTTCTAACAAATCCGGAATTGCTGCGTCGCCAATATACGTCATTGCTAAGTTCATAACGGTACTTTCATAATCAACAGACATTTCATCTTTATATTCTTGCTGTTGATCTAATTCAATCGAACTAAATTGTGGCATTATCACTACCTCCACTTGATATTTCTGTATTAACTCGATCAATCAATCCCTTTTCAAAATAGTGGCCAAACATATTAAAATTAGCCAAACGAGATTTCATATACTTTAATTGTTCCTGTGCAGCATCTTTGATAATTGAAATAATTCCATTATTTTTACCATGTAATTGTTCTTTAACTGCTATTGCAGTATTTCCATCATCAGCTAGCGCTCTAAGTCTCCAGTACTGACCAATAATTGCCTCAACAGCAATAACTGCTTGATCAGGATTATCAACCATAAGATCAGAAAATAGTTCATTTGATAAACCAATAATCTCAGGATTATTAGCTAATAATTCTTCAATACTATTTTTTTGAAATGGATTATTGGAGCTTTCATTTTTCAATGATTTTTTTATTTCCTCATCATCCTCATCTTTAATCTGTCCTGTACTAAACTTACCTATACTATCCTTACCTAACCTAACCTGTGCTAGAACTTTTCTAGACATTTGCTGACGAATTTCTAGAACTTTTCTAGAAGCGTCCTCAAATATTGATGTATCAGCATTTTCAATCAATTCATATCGCTTATTTATACTTCGAAGTTGTGATATTTCATATTTAGCATTTGTAATTGTTTTTTTAGATGGTTCAACTCGATTCATTGATGGCCACCCAGCAATAACTACATAACCTGTTTTAAATGCCAATACATATCCTTTAGCAATTAATAGATCAAATACATTATCTCCATACCCCAACATCCTTCTTAGCCTCTTAGGATTAGAAACGAATCCATCATCATCAGCTCTGACAACTAAATGCGAAAATAAATTTTGCGATTCTGTTGGCATATCTAAAAAATCATCGCTATCGTAAATATCTAGTGTTATCATTCTTCTTTTAGCCATGATTCACCACCTCTTAAAATGGAAGATCATCATCACTGATGTCTACTTCTTGACCACTTCCAAATGGATCATTATTGGCAACTTGTTGTGTGAACGGGCTTTGTTTATTAGCCCCAGTAGATACATTTCCCGTGTTGGTATTTGATGCCTGTGATTCAGCTCGTGTTTCAAGTAAATCAAAATTCTCAACAGTTACTTCAGTTGTATAAACTGTCTGTCCTTCTTTATTTTGATAACTTCCAGTTTCTAACCGACCACTAATGGCAACTCTTGATCCTTTATGAGTGAAATTAACGAAGTTTTCTGCACTTTTAGCCCAGATAGTAGCGTTAATAAAATCTACTTCCTTATCCCCATTCTTACTTTTAAAGCGACGGTCTACCGCTATGCTAAATGAAGCCACAGCTGTTCCAGATTGCGTATATCGCAGTTCAACATCTCGTACAATTCGCCCTACTAATACAACACTATTCATCTTTTTCTACCGTCCTTTCAGTTAAAAACACTTTCAATGGTTTCATCATTTCAACAACGTCTCTTCCTGAATAAATTCCATTCACTACGTCAACAACTTCTAATATTTCTAAAATCGTTTTCTCAAGCGAATCTTGTCGTCGATCTTCGGCATCTAATTTAGCATTCAAATGACTTAATTCAATCTCGTGGGCATCAACTTCACTTTTAACAAATCGACGTCCTTTACCATTAAGTTCATTTTTAGTAGTCCAATACTCTTCATTCTTAATCTCATTGGGTAACTTAACTTCGCCCATGTTCCAACCACGGCCTTCACTAAATGAATCAGCCTCTGCTTGTGCCTTTTTCATTCGTTCTTTCTTAATTTGATCAACGAATGGTCCAATGAGGTTAGATTGATTTTCAATTAATTCATCAATGGTTGTATCAATCAAAGCAAGTTCGGGATATTGTTCCTCAACTTTCTGTTTGAACATCTTTACAACCTTTTTTCTGGCATCAGACACTTCTTTTTTATCTTTTCGCCACTTGGCCAGCTTCTTTTTCCCAATAGCAACTGCTTGCTTGCTATCAATTTCTAATGGGACATCTGACTGGAGTATTGTGTATTTATCTCTCAATCCATTAATTTGACCATCTTCGGACACGCCAACTACTGGATATACTTCTTGAATTGAATTAGTCATCACTTATACCTCCTTAATTGAAGAATGCATCTGCTGCGGAAACCGTTTGAGCTTTAGGTGCTTCATTAGCTTCTTTTGCATATTCTTTAATATCATCAACAATTTCATTTGTATCAATTTGTTGATTCTGATTAGGTTCTTCAACTTTTGGTGTATCTGTTTCAGGAGTAATATCAATGGGCTTTGCTGTCCCTTCTGAAATATCACCATTCATATCCTCAGAAGCCATTGCACGGGTCATTTCGGACGACTTAGGAGCATACTGTAAGATTGATTTAAGTACAGTCTTTTGAGCCATAGCATCAAAATCTGTAGACCATGGACCACTTTTACTTTTAGAGAAACGACTACGATGTTCTTCAACCGCTGACTTAGTCCAATAATCAGCTTTTTTAAATCCATTAATTAATGTAAATTGCGCATAATACCCAACTACTTCTCCGGTTTCATCACCGTCAGTATGAAGTTCTTGGGAATATTTATCCCACCGTGGGTGTTCACCTTCATAAACTTTTACAGTCCCAAACGATCTCATTTGACCGGACCGCATTGCAAGTTGGACCAACCCTTTATATCCTAGTTGGAATTGAGCCTGACCTTTATAAGGAACCAAATACGCTTCCCCAACTGTTGGTAGCAAGCTAAGCCCTAATGCACTAGCTTTGGTCGCTTCTACAACAACTGAAGATAATGATGCATTTTCCAATGCTTTATTTCCCATAACAGATATTGCTACTTCACTTGCGAATGCCGCAGCGTTCTTTCCCGCAGTAGTTTCAAATTGTGCTGCTACTTTTTCACTTTTTAATTGTTTAACTAATTCGTTTGCCATGATAAAATTACTCCTGTATATGTTTTATTTAGACTGATTATGCTTGCCGGCTATCAGTCTTTTTTTGTGTTTCGGGACGTTGGCTGAAAAAATCGTGCGCCTTTTCAGCTTCAATCACTGGATCAATATTCGATCGTCTTGATCGGCGTATTGATTTTGACTTACTTAATACAGTTCGTCGTCCTAGCCACTCTTGATAATGCTTGTCTTGCCGTGATTCTCGAATGACTTGTGGTGCTTCAGCCAATATCACACCAAATGCTACACACATTGCATACATCATGTTATTTACCTCTTTAACATTTCTTGATCTAACTCATTTCGGTTCCAACGTTCAACTGCAATGCCTTTTTCAAACAAGTTATGCGACTTAAACCTTCCTTTTAAGAATGTCGGAATACTCATTCGTAAATATGCAGCGGCTTCTTGCTGATTTAACCAAGGTGAATCGATATTACTTTCAGCAAGTTTTTCAGTTAACTTATTAATAGCTTTTTCAAGTCCTTCCATTATTTTTCCTTTCAGGCTGGGGGCCTTTATTAATTATTTAGTAGTTTAGTTTCTGGAATATCTAATAGTTCGCTTAGAACTTTAGGTGCAGCTTGTTCAATAATTTGGTCACTATCATATCTGGCATTACATATCCTCCATATCTAATTCGGTTTGATCTGGAGCATAAAACTTTTTATAAATTACTTCTCGACCATATGGGGTAATCAACATTTGGGGAGTGAACTCGATGCCATTGGAATTATATCCACCACTTTTTAATACAAACAACTTAGGTACATACTTCTTCATAGGCTGAAGGATTCCACGATGTCCTTTAGTTCGATAGATATAACCGTAATTTAACAACTTATCTACCAAATCATTACGTTTAACATTTAACTCTTTCGAAGCCGCAGTAAGATTAATTGCCCCAGCAGTTGCAATAAATTTATCGTGTAGCTCAGCTTTCGGTTTCAATTCAGCATTCTGTTCTGCTAGATCAGCAGACAACCGTAAGGCTTCTGATAGGGTTTGCGGAACATTGAACTGTGGTTGCATTTGATATCCACCAGTTTTACGAATAGAAGGTAATACTTCAGACGTGACCCATTTTTTAAATCGTTTTGCTGAATCTAGTTTTGATCCAAAGATTAATGAATAGACACCAGATTCGTTAATTAAAATAATTTTTGTTCCATTAACGGTGAACGATTCGTTCACCGTCTTATCATCATTATCAATATGATCACGAATAGCTTTTTGTGGATTGGAATATCCCAAAACTTCAGCTATATCTTTACCAACAAAATATGGTTCGTTATCGATCATCATTGTTCGAACATTTGATTGTTCAAAATTAAATACTTGTACTTCTTTCATTTTTAAATCTCCTTAAATATCTGTGATATTAAATAATTGAAAAATCTTTTTACGAATCAGCTTTGACTTTGGTGATCCTTCACCGTTAATAGCTCGATTAACTTGTGATTCGCCTTCATGAATTAATTCTGCAAGCTCACGTTGCTTCATATCATCACGTTCCCAAAGTTCATCATTAATTCGCTTTTTGATTTTTCTTTTTAGAGCATCTTGCTCTGCTTCAATTGATGTCGCTGTCATGTCGAATTCTCCCTTGTTTATTTATGATCAAGTTCTTGCATATTTTTATCATTCGTGATAAATTTAATGCATGCAAAATAAGCCAAAGAAACCCTATACAGTACTGTTAACTTGCCAAAGTTTAAGTATTTGAAAGATTGTTTTTTTGTGCTCAATTACTTGATGAATTAAATATAAACCATACGTGATAAAAAAGCAACCGCTTTTCAATCATTCGTGATAAATTAAATTCTCATTTATAGGAGAAATATTGATATGACGCCACTTGGTAGAATTAAAGAAATTGCAAAAAATAAAGGATTGTCACTACAAAAACTTGCTGAACAAGCAGGAATTGGTGTTAATTCAATTTATCGATGGTCAACAAAAACTCCATCAACAGCTAGCTTACAAAAAGTGGCGAACGTTTTAGGAGTTTCGGTTGACTACCTATTGGGAAACACCAATAACATGAAGCCTAATAAAAAAGGTTCTTCCGATTTAGAGTCAAATGACGTAAAGGAATTTTTCCAAAAGCACGAAGTATTTTCTTATGACGGCAAACCCATTAGTGAAAAAGATTTAGCCACTATTAAATTTATTCTAGAGAACGGATACGAAGATAAATAATATATGACAAAATTTGAAGCTCTTAAAGACCTCGTTATTGATGCATACAAAGAAGAACATACAAAACTCGTATGGGCCACAACTCTTTCAGTAGATACACCAAGTATTTATTCTGCTGATTTTAATATGGCTATAATAAATGTTAATTATCATAAAGAAAAAGGATATTTATTCTTTGCTTCCTTTCATGAATTAGGACACTCTGCTACTGTCCATGAAGGTGATCATCGTCTTCACACTTGGAATGAATATGATGTTGCAAACGATTCAGAAAGATCAGCAAATACATGGGCTATAAAACATTTATTAAAGCATCACCATGATAATGATGGTAGGGATTTAATTTACGAATTTATGGATATTTATCAAATACCTTATAGTTTAAGTGATTTAGTAGAAACTATAATGTTTGAATAATTTATGTGCTAAGCATCCACACTAAAAGGCTCTTTTTAAGGAGTAGCATGTATATTTCACTTATTATATTTTTTATTTTATCTGTAATTACATTGATTTCATTAATAGTCATTAGTGTATTGTATAAAAAAATACCTAAACCAGATAAAAAACACGATATTCTTAAAAAATCGGTTATTATTAATTCGGTTATTTTCGCTATATTGTTAGCATTAAGCCTTCTATTTTTAAATCAATATCAAGTGAATAAGGCAGACGCAATTAAAGAGTCGAATAAAGCATATTCTTCTATTCGTTCTAAACTTTATGATGCCCATTCTATTTTGATAGACGAAAATAATGACATTCAAGAGACTTGGTCAGATTCTATTTATGATGATGAAGATGATGATTTCAGCGACGATGTCCAACAAATTATAGATGATAATGAAGATAATAATACATCAGTAATTTTGGATATGGCTAGTATAAAAGGAAGTATTGATACGTTAAAAAATAACGCAAAGTATACTGGTTCTAAATTTGATGACAAGTTAGAAAATGCCAAAGATGCTGAGAAAACTCTTTCTCACTATAATGAACTTGTTACTGATCCGCATGGTAATTACGCTACATTTGTTTCCGAGACCGAAACAGCAAACAATAATATGAATGCATTAGATATATATAATTAACACAACAACTTAAAAAACGCATATCCTCTACCGGCGAAAGTAAACGGATATGCGGTACGTAACTTAATTTGTGAAAATAAAAACACGTGCAATACTGATCCACGTTAAAAGCTGCATTTTAAGGAGTATGGCAACATGAACGCCAATTTAAAGAACCCTGTCACTAACCAAGTTAAGCAAGTTAAAGCTGGTTTTTCTTGGACAACATTTTTCTGGGGATTTTTCCCTGCATTATTCCGTGGCGACTGGAAGTGGTTTGCTATTATATTTTTAATTGACATTATTACTGGAAGTTTTACATATGGTTTTGGTTCTGGAATAGTTGGAATTATTTTTGCATTTTTTTATAACAAGCTTTACATCACCGATTTAATGAATAACGGATTCGTACCTGCTGATGATGCATCAAAGAATATTCTTTTAAGCAAAGGAATAAGCATTATACATGTTGATACCAATGAAAGTACAGATATCATCAACGAAAGCACAAATGTATACGTCCAAAATAAGCCTCTTTATAAGCGTGTTTGGTTTGTAATTCTAGCAATTTTTATTGCTCTTATTGCTATTGGAGTTATCATTGGTGCCGTTACCGATTCAGATTCTGATACAAATTCAAATAGTTCGTCACAAAATGCTAATTCAAGTATTAGTAATGATTCTGAATCTAGTTCAGAATCAGAAAATGACTCATCAGTACCAACTGAATACAAGTCAGCTTTAAATAAAGCCAAATCATATTCATCTATGATGAATATGTCTAAAGCTGGTATTTACGATCAGTTAACTGCTGATGCCGGTGAACAATTTAGCGCTGAAGCTGCACAATATGCAATTGATAATTTAAATGCTGATTATAATAAAAATGCTCTAAAAAAAGCTAAATCATATCAAGATGACATGTCAATGTCACCAGATGCTATTCAAGAACAATTAACTTCTGACGCTGGTGAAAAGTTCACTCCAGAAGAAGCCGCCTATGCTGTTCAACATTTAAACGATTAAGTGGTTATCATCACACCACCCCGCTTCTGCTGGATACGTATACGTTCTGAATATCCACGATAAACTGATTATTTTTTAAGGAGTATATAGTTAAGCATGCATAAAATTAAAGAGTTATGGTCCACTACATTGTGGTTCAAAATAGTTGTTATTTTATTTTCAATATTGATTGCATATTCATTGCCTACATTTGCAGTTCTTGTAGGTTTTGTGATATTCATTTATTCTATTGTTTCATATATAAGAAAATTCAATTTAAAAAAGCCAACCAGATTTAATCCTAATTACCTATTATTAGCTGGTTTAGCACCAATGCTGATTGGTTCAATTAATCCTTCTTATCAAAATAACATTAATAAGCAAAATGAAGCAACATCATCATCTATTAAGAAATCAGAGGCAGAAGAACAATCTACAGCCGCTTCTGAGAGTAAAGCTAAGGCTAAATCTGAAAGAAAAGCTAAAGCCTCATCAGAAAGTAAAGCCATTGCTAAGTCTGAAAGTGAATCCAAGGCTAAATCTGAGAGCATAGAAAAAAAGAAAGAATCTGAATCAATTGCTGCTAGCCAATCTGCTGAATCGCAAAGTATAGCTGATTCAGAATCTACAGCTAATTCTATTTCAGTTGATGAGTCAACTAAAGCTAGCGAATCATATCAACAGGCTCAACAAGCAAGTATATCAGAAACGCCAGTCTCTAGCAGTGGGTATCATAGAGATTATAGAGGACGTTGGCATCGTCCTAATGGACAATATGCTTCTAAAGTAGAAATTGCTCAAGCCGGTTTAGCTTGGTAAGTATACAAGTCCTCCGCTCCCGCCTCTGCGGGATACATAAACATTTACATTGAAAGGCATAACAATTATTTACTATGACACACATTTCTACCACTATAGCTCCACCCTACATAATGTTAATTACAGCTTTACTGACATTTTTATGCGTAATAATTTTTATTGTATTGCTTGATTTTTATGAAAAATATTTTAAGAAATTAAAAATATGTGCTAAGCATCCACACTAA